ACCCCAAGCCCGTGCGGGCCGCGCTGATCAACAAGTTCAACGACGTGCCGGAAATGCGGGGCTGGTTTGCCCACATTCTTCCGGCCGTGTCTATTGCAGACCTGTCAGGCGGGCCGGATGCGCTGAGCGCGCGGGCGCTAGAGATCGCCCGTATCTACGACACCCAGCTGGATGCTAAGCAGCAGCGCATCCTGTATGCGAGTGCTCTGGCGGCTGCGCTGCCCGACGAGCCGCCCGAGGTGCCCGGCGCTGCGCGGGCCTGGGAACCGCCTGCGGCTCCGAAGCTTGCACGCGTGCCCAGCGCAGCGCAGAAGCCGCGTCCACAAATGGCATCCGCACTAGACCCAGCTTCGCCAGGCGACGAGACGCCGCCACGAACGTCGGCCATTGAGCCGGCGCACAGATAACGGCCGCTGGCATGTGGCCGTATGCGTCGCGCTGCATGGCGGCCAGTTCCGCAGGCGTGGCGACCAGAACGACACGCGAGTAGTCGATGCAGTAAACGCGGCAGTGCGCGGCCCACGCTGCGGCTATCTCTGCGCGCCATTGGCGCAGCGTGCCTGCGGTGTGCAGGCCGTAAAGCGTGACTAGAAGTACACCCGGCGCCACAAGCCTAGCGTCGGCCCAACTGCTGAAGTGACCCATGTGTTTTTTTGCATCCCTGGGCGCTAATTTTTGGCTTGGATCGCGGGGCGTTACAAGCCAACAGGCGATTCCGCCCCCTACATAAGGGGGCATTTGAAGTGCCAATGTCGGGTTTGGCGAATTGACTGCATCACGGCAATGGCTTATCGCGCCCGGCGATTCCGGGCTTCATAGGGACTGATGATGACAACGAAGCTTCTTGTACTGGCGCTTTTCGCCCCTTCACTGGCCTGGGCCAGTTGTGACCCCATCGGCTGGGTCAAGGTGCGCGAGAAGGTGATCTCTGTGTATGAGCGGTACTGCGAGTACCAGAAGAACGGCGTGAAGCGGTCGATCATCGTGGATGGCTTCTGCCCCTTCTCGCCCTGCCCGGAGGAAAAGTGACGCTGGCACTGGCGGCCATCGGCGGCGCACTGCTGGCCTACGGGCTGGTGCAGCGCCAGGCCGTGCGCAGGCGGGATGCGCTGCTGGACGAACCCGACCCAGCACGGCGGCAGGCCGGCAACGTTTCCATCATCGTCGGCGTGATCGTCATCTTGGCTGCAGCCGCCACCATCTAATTCCGTAGCACAACCAACAAGCCCGCCGTGTGCGGGCTTTATTTTTGGGGTGTCGTAGCTTTTCAGTTGCTTTGCTACGTAGTCTAGGCTACGATTTCCGAACTCGCCCGAATCACGGCGAAGGAGGACAGCGATGCAAACCGCCCCGTGCGTCAGTGACGCAGACCCGGACCCGCTGGACGGCATCAAGCCGGCCACGGCCCCCATCACCATCGGCGAACTGGATGCCGAGGTGGAATTCATTTGCGACGGCCGGCACAGCCTGACCGTCGAAGGCATCCGCATCGGCGGCGACCTGATCCCCGCCAACAGCTTCAGCAGCGCCGTGCAGACCCGTATGCACGTGGCCGCCTGGGCGGCTGTGGAGCGCCAGCGCGAACTGATGGCGGAACCAGCATGAAGCCCGGCATCCGCGAAAGCATCGCAATCTGGCGCGCAGCGCGCTCGGGCATCGAGGCCCAGCGCATCGTGGAGCAGCGTTGCGCACTGGACGCCGCGGCCCGCAAGGCGAACGCCACGCCCGAACAAATCGCCCAAGCGCTTGCGACCCTGGACGAGGTGGTTTCGTATCTGCAGCGCGACTACATCGCGGCAGAGGCGGGCCTGGACGTGAGGCTGTGGGATGCCGTGAACCGGGTTCACGCTGCACTGGTCGAGGCCGGCAATGCGTAAGGCCGCTGAACTGCTGGTGCGCGCATGGCACCGATTCAACGGCCCCGGCTTGGCCGGCACCATCGGCATCCTCACCGCCTACGCCCTGGTGGAGTGGATGGAACAGTGGGGAGGCCCCGCGCCATGAGGATCAACACCGCCCACATGGCACCCGGACAGATCGCGGGCTCTCTGTGCAGCACCTGCCGCGAAACCGGCCGGCTGACCTGCCCCACGCCAGAGGCGTGCCAGTTGGCCGAGCCGAGCGCACCGCTGCGCGACCGCATCGCCGCCGCTGCAGAGAAAGCCAACCGCTGGCTTGGAACCCGCAACGTGTTCTGGTGGATGGCGATTGGCTCAGCACTCGCCATCAACGGCTACGCCCTGTGGCAAGCCCTGCGCTGAAGCGCGTACGCCGATTCACCCGCGCACTGATCCGCTGGCTGCTGGCCAGCCGGTGCGATCTACGACCGTAGGAGAACCATCAATGTCAGACACCAACGACAGCATGGCCAAGCTGTACGCAGCCCTGGCCCGTGCGCAAGGCAAGTTCCAGCCCATCACCAAAAACCGCGACGTGATGATCACGATGAAGTCGGGCGGCAAGTACAAGTTCCGCTACGCCGACCTGGACGAGATCAACCGCTGCACCCGCAAGGCCCTGAGCGACGAGGGCTTGAGCATCGTGCAGCCGGTGAACACCGACCCTGCCACGGGCGCAACCAGCATCGACACCATGCTTTTGCACGCCGATGGCGGTGCGCTGAAAAGCAGCATGAGCATCAAGCCCCCGGCTGCGCACGCTGACCCCAAGGACGTGGGCGCCACGCTCACCTACTTCAGGCGTTATGCCATCACGGCACTGCTGGGCTTGGCAGCCGATGACGACCTGGACGCGAACGGCCAAGGCGCTGGGGGCCAGGGTGGTAACGCTTCCACCGACGAAGCCGCACGCATCGGCGCCCTGGTGGACACGATGATCGCCGAGGCCAAGGCCACCACCACCGACAAGGCCGCGTGCGACTACTGGCGCGCGAACAACGCCAAGCTGGTGGCCTGGCCGAACGCCCACGACGAGTTCAAGGCCGCGTTCCAGCAGCACCGCCGGGCGCTGGCGCAGAAGGCGCAGGGGGTGGCGGCATGAGCGCGCGCACGCCGGGGCCGTGGTTTGCAGACAAGCTGCAAGACCGCAACGCCTTCAACGTATTCCCCGCTGGCGCCACGCTCGCGCTGCTTCAGGTGGCCGGCCCGATTCACGACGGCGCGCACCCCTATGCACTGGCCACCGAAGCCAACGCCCGGCTGATCGCAGCCGCGCCGGAACTGCTGGAGGCGTTGCGCGACTTGGTGCTCAACGTCAACGAGGCGATGCGCACGGGCGGATGGGTGCCGACGCCGCTGCAACAGTCCTTTTGGGACTCGATGGTGGAGGCGCAGCACGCCATCGCCAAAGCGGAGGGCAAGGCATGAGCGCCATGTTCAACACCCCAGCCCAAGCCCGCACCCTGGCCACGCTGCTGGAGGACGCGGCCACCGACCCGACCAGCACCACCCACGCCGAAGTGGGCAAGGCCGCACTGGTGCGCTGCGCGCTGGCGCTGCGCTTCATGGCCGCACAAGTCGAAAGCATGGCCGCGCTGCTGAACAACCAGCCGCAGGCCGCGAAACAACCCGAGGGGTACTTGCAATGATCCTGTGGAACAACGCCGAACAAGGCACCGATGCATGGAAGGCCGCGCGCCGTGGCCGCATCACTGGCAGCCGCTTCAAAGATGCCCGCGCCCGCCTGAAGAACGGCAGCCCGGCCGGCGAGTGCCTGGGCTACGCCTACGACGTGGCACGTGAACGCCTGGGCGGCATCGCCCCGGCCAAGTTCACCACCAGCGCCATGCGCGAGGGCACCACCAACGAACCGCTGGCCCGCATGAAGTACGAGGCCCGTACCGGCGAGATCGTCGACGAGGTGGGCTTTGCCTACACCGAGGACGGCAAGTTTGGCCTGAGCCCTGACGGCCTGATCGGCGACGACGGGGTGTGGGAGTGCAAGACCATGGTCAGCAGCAAAACGCTGTTCGAGGCCATGGTGGACGGCGACATCAGCGAGTACCGGGACCAGTGCCTGGGCTACCTGTGGCTGCTGCACCGCCAGTGGGTGGATCTCACCCTGTACTGCCCCGACCTGGATCTGTTGCACGTGGTGCGCATCACCCGCGACGAGGACGAGATCCAGAAGCTGGTGGACGACCTGATGGCCTTCGACCGCCTGGTGGAAAGCCTGCGCGCCCGCCTGGCAGCACTGATGCCTGAACAGGACGCCGCACTGGACGGCCTGACCCTGTGGGAAGCCGCGGAACCCGCCGCAGTGCCCGCCCCCGAAGCGGCCCCGGCCGCAGCCCCCGCAACCCCTGCGCCGAAGGCCGTTCGCCCTGACGAACTGGCCGACGCCCTGCCCTTCTGAGGACCACCATGGAAACCGCTGAACTCGAATTCCCGCCCATCGCCGACGTGCCCGCGGCGGCCACCACCGCGCTGGCCAAGCCTGCCCCCGTGGAGCCGGCCACGCTCAAGAGCACGGTGCTGGCGCAGTTCGCCCAGGCCGAGGCCGAACTGACCACCCTGGCGGCCAAGTACGCCAACGTCGCCTATGACGTGAGCAAGCCGCGGGGCATGAAAGAAGCCAAAGCCGCGCGCCTGGAACTGCGCGAAGGCCGGTACGCCATCGCCAACGCCGAGAAGCGCATCAAGGCCGAGGTCAACGACCTGAAGCGCGTGATGTCCGACGAGGTGGAGCGCCTGTCTGCCATCGTCAAGCCGGCCGAGGATGCGATTCACGCGCAGATCGAGGCCGAGGAAAAGCGCATCGAAGCCGAGCGCCAGCGCAAGGCGGCCGAGGAAGCCGCGCGCCGCGAGCGCCTGCAGGCCGGCGTGGCGAAGATCTACGGCTACGTGAAGCAGGCCCAGGGCTTGCCGGCTGAGCGCGTGGCGCTGGCCGTGGCCTACGTCGAAGGGCTGACCTTCTCGCCCGACGACTGGCAAGAGTTCCACAGCCAGGCCGTCGAAGCCCAGGCCGAAGCCCTCACGCACCTGCGCAACATGCACGCCCAGGCCGTGGAAGCCGAGCGCATCCGCGCCGAGAACGAACGCCTGCAGGCTGAACTGGCTGCGGCCCGTGCAGTTGCTGAAGCGCAGCGCATCCAGCAAGAAGCCGAAGAACGCCAGCGCCTGGAGCGCGAAGCCGCTGCACGTGCCGAAGAAGCTGCGCGCGCTGCCGCCACCGTGACCACCGCCACCGGCATCGTGGCCGACGCCAAGACCGGCGAGGTGCTGGAAGTGCCCGAGCCGGCGCCCGAACCCGCCGACCTGGAACCCGTGCCCGAGCCGGCCCCGGAACCGGAGCCCGAAGCCGCGCCGGCTGGAAACGTTACCGCCTCGGAGCAGCCCGTGGCCACCATCAACCTGACCGAAATCCGCGAGTGGGTTGGCTTCGCTGTCACGCAAGAGTTCCTGTCCATCCTGGGCGTTGAGTCCTGCGGCACTGAAAAGCGCGCCATCCTGTACCCCATCAGCGCCAAGGCCGAGATCAAGGCTGCGCTGATCGAGCACCTGGAGAGCCTGCAATGAGCGAGTTGGCCACCCGCCGCGCCAAGGTGGCCGAGGCCGTGCAGGCCACCGGCATGAACGGCGTTTCCATCACCACCCTGATGCGCCAGTTCAACCGCAGCAACACCGTCATCGGCGGCGACCTGCGCGCCCTGGCCGCGGCTGGCCTCATTGAGTCCACCCACCCCAACGGCGGCGCCAGCACCCGCTGGGGGCCGATTGGCATCCGCGAAGCCTGGCGCGCGCACATCGAGGCCGCGGCCCAGCAGCGCGCCAACCGCACCCCGCAGCCGCGCGACACCGGCCTGCCCATCCGTCAGACCCGCGTGGACGTGGCATCGGTGCCCCGCTTGCGTGTCTGCGCCCCTACCAGCGTGTTCTCGCTGGCCATGTTCTCCTGACCAACGAAAGGCCAACGCAATGGCATCCGTCAACAAAGTGATCTTGATCGGCAACTTGGGGCGTGACCCCGAAGTGCGCTACGCCGACAACGGCAGCGCTTTCGCCAATCTGACCCTCGCCACCACCCGCAGCTGGAAAGACAAGGCCAGCGGTGAGCGCCAGGAAGAAACCGAATGGCACCGCGTCACCTTCTTCGACCGCTTGGCCGAGGTGGCCGGCGAGTACCTGAAGAAAGGGAAGCCGGTCTATGTCGAGGGCCGCCTGAAGACCCGCAAGTACACCGACAAGGACGGCATCGAAAAGTACGCCACCGAGGTGCTTGGCGACACCATGCAGTTGCTGGGCAGCCGTGACGCCGACGAGGGCCGCGATGAAGCGCCCGCCCCGCGCGCCGCGCCGGCCCGCCAACAGCAGCGCAGCGCACCACCGCCGCAGCGCCAGCAGTCGCGCGCCCCGGCCCCGCAGCGCAGCAGCAGTGGCTTCGACGACATGGACGACGACATCCCGTTCTAGATCAGAAAACCATGGACGTGCCAACACTCTGCACCGCCTGCACCCAAGCCCTGATGGCAGGCCAGAACATCACGCTGTCACTGCCAGCAGGCCAGCGCTGGCCGCATCGGTTCCCCCGCGGCGAGTTGCTGAGTGTGGGCGCGAACGGCACGCGCAACGTGAGCTTTGACCCGCTGCGCGTGCTGGCCTGGGTGCAGCAGGCAACCAAAGCGATGCAGGCAATCCACGATGGATTCGTGCCGACTGCGAGCACTGAGGTCGGCGTGGGTCTTGGTGCCTAACGTGGCCGATAAGCTGGCGCCAGCGCGTGCTGACGCTGGCAGGTGACGACTGCATGCCGCTGGTGCTCAGCTTGATTGGCGGGTTGGGCGTCTTGGTTGAGGAACAAGGAAGACTATGCACAACAAAACGATTCAGTGGATGGGCCACCCGATGCTGCTGGCCTGCGACGGCAACTGCAACAAGGCGTGGGGCGTGATGTCGCGGCCGAAGCTAAAGCTTAGCGCCGACCCCGACGACGTGGCTTACTTGGCAGACGGCGAACTTGGTGATGCGCCCGCCGATCCCGGCACTTACGAGGGCGGCTGTGCGAAGCCGGCAAGCCCTGACAGCATGAACAAGTGGTGTGCCCGCGAGTGCGAACGCAGCGACATGGCGCCCACGGCCGACAAGTTGGCGCTGCCCGACTACAGCGCGCGGATGTTCAACCAGCCTTGGAAGCACGCGAAGACGCCTAACGTTCGAGCTAAGGGGCCGGCAACGGCCAGGAAGGACCACGAAGATGAGCAACAGTGACAAGCCGTTGGCGGTCCCTTTGAGCGAGGGGTTAGGCCCCAACGTGGAGATGCCAGAGCCGATTGGCGCAGTGATGCCGGAGGGTGGCACGGAGTACGTGGACTGCTACTCAGCAACGCAGTTGCACGACTACGCAGGCGCCTGCGTGCTGGCCGCCACGACGGAATGCAGCGCGCACTGGCGGGCCAAAGTGACCGGGCTCGAACAAGCGGCAGGGCTGCTGGCTTTGGACCGCGCTGAACTGCGCAAAGCGCTGCGGTCAATGCTGTATGACGACGACCACGATGCAGCGAAAAACGCAGCGCGTGCCGCACTGGCTGGCCTTGGGGCCTAACGCACAAGTTCAGCGGGGCGCCCGCTGAGGCAACGAACACCAGCGCAGGCCGTGGCGCCTCCGCTGCAACGCACTGTTAGGCCGCATCTTCTGAGAGGACAAGCAATGACCGCAGACGACCACCGCGAGCGAACCAGCTACCTGACGGCAGACGAAATGCAGGCCGCGCAGGCGCTGCACAAGCGTGCGCCCTATGCGCTGTGCAACGTGAGCATGGGTTTCTTCAGCGTGGCGAAGCACTACGGCGGCTGCACCTTCCAGGGGTGCCACTACACGTACATGCACGGCCATGATGAGTGCGTTCGTGATGACGTGCTGCGGCTAGTGGCCAAGCTGCGGAAGAAGCCCGCACGCAAGACAGAGGCCCCGCAACCGATGCTGGACCTCGGGGCCTAACGCTGGCGCTAACTTGGACCCAACAGCACAGGACACACCATGAGCAACGAAACGACTACCGACACGCCACCAGCAGCGCCTGCTGTTGGGGCTCAAGTTGAGCGGCTTGTTAGGCCGCGCCCCGTGGAATACGGAAGCGATGAGCACCTGACGTTGCTTGGCAGCGCATGGCACTTGAACTTGCTAACGGGCGTCGATTTGGCAGACGTGCTGGCGTTTGGCCGCGCCTGCATGGAAGCAGAGCGCGAGCGGTGGGTTACGGCTTGCTGCGCGGCATACGCGGACGCGATGGGCCGCAGCGGTCGCGAGCGGACTGCCGCCGCTGATGCTGTGATGGCAATTCGCAG